CTGAGATTTCAACACCTAGTTGTCGGATAACTTCCATATATTTTATTGCTAGTTGGCGATGTCCTATCAAGACATCATCACCCAGGATAACATACTTAGAGGTTCTCCAATCAATCTTTAACTCTCGACAACATCAATACATAATGTAATGATGAGCGACAGTGAAAGAGTTTCATGATGAGTAGGCTCCCATTGGATTTCCGACAGAATATTTTATTTCGTTCTTTTGGAAATTGAATGGTAGCCCAACCATAATGAACTCTCAAGAAAGTACAAACTTTTCAGGGAGTAATCCTAATAAGACAAGTTTGATGACTTTGATAGGGAATCTATCAGTAGCGGCCGTAAGGTCTATACTATAGTATCTCTCTCAGTCTTTTGACTTGTCTAAAAAGGATCCCTGATCAAAAGTACAATCTTGGGGGATTTTTCTTAATACCCTAAAAAGGTAATCATGGAAAGGTCGAAGTGCTGTCTGGGATCAGAAATCCAAGATAGCTACGACTCTTGTCTTTGACTCCTTATCAGGGAATCAAGAGAGACGACGAAGTGTTGTCCCTTCACTCGGAAATAGTGTCTTAGGCAATAGGGAGAGGTCAAGATTTTCAAATGTGTTAATAATATTTGAAAGCTTTGGCCCTCCTATCACTTTTAGACATTGTACCAGATTTTGATTTTCTAGTACAAGTTTAAGATCTACCATTGATGTTCAAATAGCCTGCCCATTAGGGCCTGCCTTTGTAGTCATATGGAATTTCTTAAACCTAATTCCTCGGGGTAGGACTTCTTTAGAAGGCCTGTATCCTAAAGTCTTTCAGAAATCTACTACATATTTACCTAGATCCGGAAGATCCGTCACTGAAGACGGGTCCGTAATAGGTTTAATATTAGGAGATTTTCCGATATGTAGTGCTCTAGTTGAAAACAGTATAGTGAGTAGTAGCCTTAAAAGGGTACTATTCGATATTAATTGTTTTAAACTAAAGCCTATAACTTTGGGGATACCCTCCTTAGTCAAAGGTATACCTCGTACTATTTTAGAAGGGAATTCTCCGGATAGACAATGGAGGAGGGCTAATCTAGTGTTTTTACATCACTCTATTAGACCTACCTCACCTCTTGTCCGAAGGATAGTTTCCATCTTAGATAATATAGGTTTAAATTCCCCTAAATTGACCGGTTCTAGCGGCTTAATAACCGCCAGGAGTCAGCCTAAAGTCTTAACCAATAACTTTAAGCCGTTTGAAAAAATGGTTTTTGAGTTGTAGTTAAAAACTTTAGGGTGTGTTATCTTAACAGATAACGCCTCAATATAGGGAGTTAACCTATAAAAGGTGTTGTGGACAAGGGCACAATCTCTTGTGGACCAGGTGTTAACATACCTGGCATTTTCCGGGGCCTGTGAAGGCTCCGG